CGAGGATGACGCTGCCAGCGGCGAGGATGGGCACTTCGGTCATGGCGGCATCGTCGGGGTCGATGTACCAGCCGGAGTAGACGTAGATTTGGAAGCCGTCAACGTCGCCCATGTAGACGCCGTCTTCGGTGGCTTGCGCGTCGGTGACAAGGGTGGAGTTGCTGCGGAAGCGGTCGAGCTGCTTCTGGACTTCGGCGTCTTTGCGGAAAATCTTCCAAACGTCGACGGTCATGACGACTTTTTTCGGCATGGCGCCGGATTTTTGCAGCACGAGTTGCGCCCAGTCCTGGAGGCTGTCGAGGGGGTTGATGCCGGACTGGCCCCAGCGGTTGCCGCCGGTGAGGGTGACGGTGAGGCTGGCATCGCGGGCGTAGTCAACCACTTGCGTGGGGTACTGCTCGCCGGTGACGGTGACTTTGCCGGTGCGCAGGGCTTCGCCGGCCATAACTTCGAGGCGGCGGTTGATCATGTTGATTTGATCGGCGAGTTCGGAGGCGACGATCAGGCGCATGCGATCAGCGGGGTTCATGGTGCCGCCGATTTTTTCGCCGATGGCGCGCTTCATCGGACGGCTGGCATCGAAGACGCGCTTGTCTTTGATGTATGCGGGTTTGAAGGTGCTGGTCTTGTAGCCGCGCGAGGCAACGATTTTGCCGCTGACGAGCGGCGAGACGAAGGGCGCGATCCGGCGCTTGGCGGTGTCGGTGTCGAAGTGAATTTCTTCGGAGGTCTCGGTCTGCGTTTCGGTGAAGAAACTGTCGAGCAGGAACGAGGGCGGGGTCTTGAGGTCTTGAACTACCCCGTTCAGCACTGCGGTGGTGAAAATGTCCATGATGTGTAGGTCTCCGTGGTCAGGCGTTGAAGGGGGTGGTGTTAGGCGCCCTGGTCGTTGATGAGCAGGATGCCGCGGCGGTCTTGCAGGCCGTCGCGGATGCTCGCTACGGTGTGGCCGGCGCCGAGGGTGATGGAGGCGTCATTGAAGCGGCCGTTGATGTAGACGAGCGCGGTTTTGTCGGCGACCGAGGCGTCGCACGCTTCGGCGAGGATGACATCGGGCACTTCGGAACCATCGCCGGCGGCAGCGGCCGAGAGCTTGTATTTGCCGGAGGCGGTGATTTTGCCGAGCACGGCGCCGCGGGCGCAGTTTTGCCCGGAGAGTAGCGTGATGGCACGCGAATCGTAGGGGCCGCCGAGGCAGAGGCGGTCGGGGGTGTAGGTGGTTTCGGTGAAGCTGGCGGTATCAGTCATGATGAAAGCTCCTGAATGTTTGGGTGGGGAGGCGGGTTAGGCGGCGCGGCCGCGCGACTGGTCGAAGAGCGCGACGATGCGACGGGCCTCGGTTTGCGCGGTGTCTTGGTCTTCGGTGTCGCCGACTCCAACGGTGGGGTTGGGCACGGTGCTCATGGCGGCGGCGAGCGCGTTGCCGGCAGCGGCGACGGGCTTTTCGGCCGCGGCGGCGGCGAGGATGGTGAGCGCAGCTTCGGGGGCGAGGTCGGTGTCGAGGGCGAGGGTGCGCGCAAGCGCGGGCCGGTCAGCGGCGGCATCGGCGCTGAGGATGGCGCGGCAGCGCGCACGTTCGGCGGTGCGCGCGGCGGCTTCCAGGACGGCGAGGTCCGGTGCAGGCACTGGCGATGCTTGGGGTTGCGCAACGGGGGCCGGCGTTTGGGCGGCGGCGTCCCCAGCGAGCGTGGTGTTCTCGTTCATGGGTGGTCCTTTCTTCACTTGAGACGATGCGGACAAAGCGCCGCGGAGGGTGATGAGTGCGCCGGGCCCGGAGCGTGAGGCAGCGAGTTCGGCGAGCACATCGTCGAAAGAGGCAATGCGGTCGATGAGTCCGGCGGCGAGCGCGGCTTCTGCGCTGAGCAGCGCGGCCTCGGTGCCGGCGACGGCGAGCGGTTCGAGCGCGCGCGCGGTGGCGACGTGCGCAACGAACATTCCATAGAGGCGATCCACTTCGGCCTGCGCGGTGGCGCGGGCGGTGTCGGTGAGCGGCGCGTGGCTGGAGAAGTCGACTTTGTGCGCGCCGGCGTAAATGGGGGTGTAGGTGTAGCCGGCTTTGGCGTCGCGCTGGCTCTGGTCAACGTGCATCATGACGACGCCGATGCTGCCGACCATGCCGGTGCGGGAAGTGAAGATTTCGCCTGCCGCGGCGGCGATGGCGTAGGCGGCGGAGAAGGCTTGTTCGTTGGCAAAGGCGACGGTGCGCTTTTGGCTGGCGGCACGACGAATTTGCGCGGCAAGATCAAAGAGACCGTAGACTTCTCCACCGGGGCTGTCGATCTCGAGCAGCATGGTGGCGACCTCGGGGTCGGCGACGGCGGCTTTGATTTGCGCGCTGAGGCGCGCGTAGGAGGTGAGGCCGGAGAGGGCATCCATGCCGGAGGCGCGTTGTACGAGGGTGCCCAGGACAGGGATGATGGCGACACCGCCGGCGGAGAGCGCGTAGGGTTTGCCGGTGGTGGCGGCGGCTGCGATGACGGGCGCAGCGGTGTCGATGGGCGCGGCTTTTTCTCCGGCGGCGTAGGTGCGAAACATGTCTTCGATGAGGCGCGCTTTGTCGGGAGCGATCAGTAGCGGCGCGTTATAAACGCGCGCGGCGAGATGGGCGAGGCGCATGGGCGTTATCCTTGTTGCGTTTGGGCGGCGGGCTCAGCCTCGGCCGGGGAGGTGTCGGGCACGATGACGGGGGCGCCGGGGATGGCAAGGCCAAGCTCGCGGCGACGGGCGTTTTCGGTGGCTTGCTGTTCGAGGACTTCTTCCCAGTCGAGGCCTTGCTCGCTGCACTCGGCCTCGAGGGTGGAGAGGCCGGATGTCATGCGGATTTGCGCGGCCTGGGCTTCTTTGACGGGGTCGACCCAGCCGCGGCCTGGGCCGATCCAGCGGCAGCGCGCGTAGGCGGCGCGGTTCTCGTAGTAGCCGGGAGCGTCGATGATGCCGGCGTTGATGGCTTCTTCGAGCCACAACTCATAGATGGGTGTCATCCAGGATTGCGCGTGCCATTCGCGGCGGCCGCGGAAGAAGCGCCAGGCTTCGAGGAGTGCGGCGCGCGCGCTGGAGTAGTTGGTCTTGCTGAAGTCTTTCATCAACAACTCATAGGGGAGGTTGATGCCGGCGGCGATTTGCCGGAGTACGGTTTCCGTGAAGGGGCCGAAGGCGCTGGCGGGGCGCGAGGGGGTAAAGGGCGCGAGGGTGTCGCCGGGGAACAACGGGTAGATGCCGCCGCCTTCGAGTTGCACGGCCTGCTTGCCGCGGGCGTCGAGGTAGGCGGCTTGGTCGCCGTGGAACAGTTCGACGATGGATTCTTGTTCCATCGGCGTCTGAATAAACGCGGCGATCATGGCGTTGACGACGGCGGCTTGCAGCTCGGCGGTCTCGTACCGGTCGAGCACTTTGAAGCGGCGCAGTACGGGTGCGAGCAGGGGCTTGCCGCGGGTTTGGCCGGGGCGTTCGCGATCGACGGCGTGCAACACGCGGCGGCGGCCCCAAGCGGTGGTGGCGGGGATGCGCTCCCAGGCGAACGCGGGGGAGCCCCAGCCGACGTACCAGTCGCCGGGGTGGGCGCGGCGAATGTGGTAGGCGATGGGGGCGCCGAAGTTGTCGATTTCCACGCCGGCGCGCAAGGTGGCGGAGTCGGGCGCGTCGTTGGGGTTAGAGAGGCGATCGGCTTCAATGATCTGAATTTTGGTGGCCCAGCGCTCACCGGGGCGCGGCAGCCAAAGCGCCAGGCCAACGGCGTCGCCGCTCATGAGGGCGGAACGGAATGCGAGGGCACAGAGGCCGGACAGGGTCATGGTGCCGGAGGCGTCGCAGGTGGTGCTGTTGGCGTAGGTGCGCCAGTGGGCTTCGACGATGTTGCTCCAGTCTTCGGCCCAGGCTTTATCTTTGCCGAGCAGGCGATAGTCTGGCGTGGAGGAAAGGCGCAGGCCGGTGCCGACGACGTTGTCGACCATGGTTTGAAAGGCGCCGGCGGCGACATCGGTGTTGCGCGCAAGATCGCGGCTGCGCGCGGTGAGAAGGTCGAGCTCGGGCAGCAGGTCGGCATCGGCGGAGCCGCGCGTGGGTTGCCAGGTTGCTAGGTCGCGCAGGTCGAGCGAGGCGCCTTGATGGGCGGCTGCCTGTACTTTGGGCGGGGCGGTGTCTGCTGCGGCAGGCAAGGCGAAGACCGCCCGCGCCACGCGGGTGGCGAGGTTGCCGAGGTTCACTGAGCTAGTCTCCGAAGAAGGGGCGAATGGCGCGGCGACGGCCGGCGACTTCGGTGCCGGTGCAGGCGGCGACTTGTTGGCGCAAGGTGGCGATGTAGGCGGCCAGCGAGGCGGTGCTCGCGGGGGTGTAGGTGATTTGCTTTTCGCCGTAGCGAATGGCTTCTTCTTGCGAGCCGGTCATGAGGCGGTGATAGGCCTCTTCGGCCTCGGTGAGCCGGGTTTGCAGGGTGGCGCAGTCAGCCATGGGCGGGCCTCACGGATGCGGGGGTCGGCACGAAGCGCAGCGTGCTGCTGGGCACGGCAGGGGCGACAGGTGCGGGCGCGGGTGAAGCGGCGAGCAAGTCTTGCATGATCGGGGCGACGACGCTTTCGCGGCGGCTCCAATGCGCGTCGGTGTACTTGTGCAGGTCGAGCATGTGGGCGCACCAGATGTTGTAGACGAAGAGGTCGGTCGTTTCATTGCGCACGCCGTGCGGCTTGAACCAGACCCAGCGGTCGCCGCGCGCGGTGCGCTTCTTGATGCGCTTCTCGGCGGTGAGTTCGGCGTAAAACTCATCAGACAGCGAGGTGCTGAAATGGATGTAGCCAGGGCCGGCTTTTTCAAGCTGGAGGCGGTTGTGCAAGAGGTCTTTGGCGGTGGTGGTGCCGACGAACCAGAGCTTGACGCCGCGCTTGAGCACGCGCCCGCGGTCGTTCACGTCTTGCGGGGCGCTGCGGCCTTTGATGGGGCCGCCGGGTTTGTCTTGGCCTTTGATGGCGAAGACGCGGCGGGCCTGGCGCAGGCGGCAGAAGTTATAGACTTCGTGGGTGTGGTGGCCGCCGGTGTCGACGGCGCAGGCTTCGATTTTGAGGCGCTGGCCGGATGCGTGCTGGATGGTGCTCAGGAGGTAGTCATCGGCTTTCTGCCAGACTTCGTTTTGTGCAGGATCTCCGGTGAGAGAGAAGCGATCGAGGGGCCATACTTCTTCGTCGCGGCCCCATCCGATGGTGAGCACTTCGAGGCGGTCGTGCTGCACGTCGATGGCGCAGGTGACGATGAGCACGCTCTGCGGACAGTAGCGCAGTGGGTAGTCTTCGGCGCGACGCTTTAGAACGTTGGCGTCGGTTTGATCATGCTCGATGCTCCAGACGCGCGCCAGGCGGGTGTTGTAGAACACTTGCATGGCTTCGTGCAGGCCGCGTTGTTGCTGACGCTTGGCCTCTTCGTATTCGCGCGCCATGTCGAGCCAGGAATAGGCGCCCAGCGGGGCGTAGGCGGCGGAGAGATGGAAGCTCACGGTTTCGCCGTCGCCAGACGCGGCGGCGTGCCATTCGCCGGCGGCGAACAATTCGGTTTTGTGGCGTTCTTCGATCTCGCCCGCGCACTGCGGGCACACGTGCCAGGCGTGCGCGAGGTTGTCGTGGCGCAGGTTATCGAGCTCGAGGGTGTGCAGGTGGCCGCAGTGGGGGCACGGTACGAAGTATTCGCACTGATCACCGCGCAGAAACATTTCATGAATGGCGCTATCGCCTTCGACACTGGGCGTCGAGGAGAAGTAGAGTTTGGCTTTGCGGCCAAAGCTGGAGGTGCGGTTTTCGGCGAGCTTGAGTGGATCGCCTTCTTTGTCGACATCGGCGGGCCAGCGGTCGATTTCATCGGCGTAGACGTAGCGCGCGGGGATTTCGGCGAGGTTCGCCGCACTGCGCGCGGTGACGATGTACATGACGCCGCCGTCGAATTCTTTGGTGTCAATGGTGTTGCGCGCGTCGCGACTGCGCGGCGCAGCCACCACTTGCGACAGCACAGGCATCGCCTGCACGGTTTTCGCGATGCGACTGCTCAGGCGCTTGGCCAGGCCGTCGGTGGGCATGAGCACTAGGAAGTTCGCGGGGGCCTCTTTGATCGAGGCGCACATCCAGTTGAGGCCGACTTGCGTCTTGGTGATTTGGCTGGCGGCCATCATCGCTACGCGGCGCGCGGGGTGCCCTGGACTCAGGCAGTGCATGACTTCGCGCGCGTAGGGGGTCAGGGCGCTGTTGTAGCGCCCTGGATGCGCTGAGAGACCGCGCGGGATGCGCATGTGCTCGTCGGCCCATTCGTCGACCCAGAGCGGTTTGTCAGGCATGAGTCCGGCCCGCATCGCGGCCATGTAGGCGGCGAAGCCGTCAGCTACGGAGTTCATGTCAGTGCGTTTTGGTGGCGACGGCGATCGCGCG